GCAAGATCGAGGCGTTCCTGGAACTGATCGAGAGCCTGCAGGGCAAGCCGGCCCTGGTATTCTATAACTTCCAGCATGACCGAGAGAGGATCCTGGGGGCGCTGGGCAAGTCGGGGCTCCGGATCCGGGAGCTTAAGACCACGGAAGACGAGGATGCCTGGAACCGCCGGGAGGTGGATGTCCTGCTTACCCATCCGGCCAGCAGCGCCTACGGGCTGAATCTGCAGCAGGGCGGGAACCACGTCGTCTGGTTCGGCCTGACCTGGAACTATGAATTATACACCCAGGCCAACAAGAGGCTTCACCGTCAGGGCCAGCAGGAGAAGGTGATCATCCACCATCTCGTATGCGCCGGGACCCGGGACGAGGATGTGATGAAGGCCCTGGAGCGGAAAGAAGATGTCCAGGAGTGGGTGATGCAGAGCCTGAAGGCAAGGATTAAAAAAATTAAGGAGGAAACGAGATGAAAGTATATATCAGCGGCCCGGTGACGGGAACGGATGACTACGTGGAAAGATTCCAGAAAGCAGAGGATGAGCTGTACGGGCAGGGCTTCATTCCGGTAAACCCGGCTGCGGTAAACGCCATGCTGCCGGAGGAAACGGCATATGAGGAGTACATGAAGGTATCCCTGGTGCTTCTGGATATGTGCGACGCAATCTACTTGCTTGAGGGCTGGCAGGACTCCAGGGGAGCCAACAGGGAATACGGGTATGCTTTGGCCAAGGATTATATAATCCTGCGGGCCGATCCGCATCCGAAAGAACGGAAGTATGAAGCGCCCTGTCCAGAGCTTGCAGCCGGGGAGCCGGAATATGTACGCCAGGTGGGCACAGGAGTGCATATGAAAAGGATAAGGCTATTTCCATCCCCGCATGTAGAGGTGAGGATCTTCGTGACTGAGGAGATGGAAAAGGACTATAAAGAGTGCAGGGAAATGTCAGAGACGCTGGGGGATGGAAAAGACTGTGATACCTGTTCGTGGAATAAAGTTGAGCTTATGGATATCGGTTTATGCGGATTGGAATTGAATGATGCGTTAGATTAGAATTTAAGGAGAGGTGTGACATGAAGAAGTTTATAAAAATTCCACTTACAAAAGAGATGGAAAAAGATTATGAAGAGTGCGCTGAAATGATGGATGACGGAGTAGAAAAAGATTGCTCCTCGTGCAGCATGAATGGTGGAAATTTGGAGTGCATAGGTGAATATCAGTGGTGTAAAGAAACATAGGGTTAGATGGAGGTGTGGTGATGGACGCTTTGAAAATAATAAAATATAGGTGTAGAAAATGTGGGCGTGAAAATGCTTCTAAAGAGGAGGCAGACAAATGCTGTACTTTGGTTACCTGTTCCTGCGGGCGAGGGACCTATGAATATATACCAGCATTGAAAAGAGAACAAAAATGCTGGCGTTGTAAGTCAGAAGAAGAGGAGAGGAATCGAGAAGAGGAGTTTGCTGCGTTTAATAGAGCGTGGCATTAAATTAGGGTTTAAGGAGAAAAGAACATGAGAATAAAAATAGCAGAAATTGTTATGAAAGGTGATGGAGCGGATTTGATGGACTTGGAGCAGAGAATTGTTTCAGAACTTGAAAATGGGGAAGGTAGAAGAAAATATGAGACACATTTGAAGAGATACAAGACAAAGAAAGGATTTTTCTCGAAAGGAAAAATCAAAGTATTTGGTGTGAATTAAGATTTTAGAGGAGGAGAACCTATGTATGAAAATGGTATGAGTTGTATTACCTGTCAGAATTGCAAAATCAGAGAAATCACGGATGATGAGGGTAATATACTCCGTGAAGAATGTCATTGTATTATCGATGGTTGTGAAGTTGACGACCAAATGTTGTGTGGCAGCTATCAGTAGAAATTTTAAAATTTAGGAGGATTGCTATGGACAATGAATTTACGAGGAAGTCAAGTGTCCACTACTGGGAGAATATTGTAATCGAGAGGACAAGGACTGTAGTAGATGTATCGGAGAAGAAATGGAATTTGAAGCCACCTCTGCGTTAAGAGGTATGGGATGTTAAACTGGCATTTAGAGGAGATAGAGGCATGACGAACTATACAGATTACTGCACAGCTTTCTATGATTCCGGCAAAAAAGAAGTAATTTTTTATGACGAGATCAAAAATCAGAATATTAGTAAACAAAAAGTAAAAAACAAAAAAGAGGCTGAAATGATAATGAGAATATGGCAGGATAACGCACCGGATGGCATTATCTGCCAAATATTAGGGATTTATACGCGAAACCGGAAAGGATTAATATATGACAGTAGAGCAGATTGAATTAAGGAAAATTTTAACCCAGATGTTGGCTGATAATGGTATTAATCGTGATACCATACTAGGGTTTGTGAAAGAAATTGTAAATGAAAAAGTGGATAAGGCTGTAGAACAGGCAATCTCTCATGAAATCAATATGGACTATATCATAAACAATACGGTAAAAGAAGAGACAAAGAAAGTCATAAAAAACAAAGTAGAGGAGGTTGCAAGAGATAAACTGAAAAGCATGTGGCTAAGTATAGATGTTCAGGTTAAAGGTTCTGATTCATAAAACGGGGATTTAGCGAACAAAAAGTTGCCAGCAGGCCTGCAGATAAATTGGTGGTATAAAAGCAGGCCTATGTACTGGCAACATGATAATTATAATACGATGAACCCAAAAAGGCAATGAAATCAGAACAAACGAAGGAGATGATAGATTGAAGAGGCAGAAGAGGGACAGGCATACGCTTGAGAGCGACCGGAAGAATAACTTTGGGGAACTGGCCCGTAAGGATCCCGGGGAGAAGGCGAGGGAGCGGATGCGCCGGCCGGCCTATGCCCCTGGGGAGTTATCCTTCCAGGCAAGGCGCCTGATCCGGCACCAGGGCAGGCAGATGGAGCATGAGAGCGTAGACCAGTATGTAAGGAGGCAGGAACTTGGAAAATAATTACGGAATCATGGAAGGATATAACAACCTGCTGGTAGCCGTAGTCAAGCAGGCGGCAATAGACTACCGCAGGGCGCTGAAGCGGCTGATCAGGAAGCCAGGCGATCCGGAGTCGCGGCAGATGGTTGACGAGTGCGAGCGGTTCTTCCGGCGCGACATGGGGAATTACGTGAGCCTTGACGGGGAGAAGGTCATAGGCGCCCTGCGGAGGAAGATCTAT